CAATACCTGTATCAAAATATAATGGGAACTCTGCAGTTCTCATTGGAGGACCAAGACGATTCTTAATCACTTGTCCTTTTATCTTAATACCAATAGTATTCTTACTACCATCTTTGATTTGTCCAGCGTTCTTAAATCTAACACGAGTTGATGAATGGAATGGAAGAGCCTTACCACCTGATGTAGTCCAAGGGTCTCCAAACATTACACCTAACTTCTGTCTAAGTTGATTTGTGAAAACCAAAGCGACTTTTTGTCTAGCAATCATTTGAGTTATTTTTCTCATAGCTTTTGATATGATGATTGCTTTGGCCGTAGCCCAACCATCTTTATCAAAGTCAGCATCCATTTCTACTTTTGTAGAAGCAGCTGCTAATGAGTCAACTAAAATAGTTACTAACTTATCTTTGTTTGATTCTCTGATTTTGGTAACAATTGTTTCAATAGTATCAAATATTTCCTCAACAGTTTCCAAGTGAACATATAACATTTTCTTAGTATCCACACCAATAGCTCTCAAAAATTCTTGAGATACTGCTGATTCGGTATCTATATAAACTGCTATACCATCTTTCTTTTGTGTTGAAGCCAACAAATGAGAACCTATGAGAGATTTACCACTACCTTCCAGTCCATTCAACTCTGTAATTTTACCCACACCAATACCACCATTAGGTCGATTTGATATAGCTAAATCTAACATTGTTGAACCCGTTGAAATAAAATCCGTTACATCAGTTGGATTATCATCCTCTTCAAGAAAGTAAGCAACCTGTTGATGTTTGAATTGTTTGTTCAGTTCATCGGCAATTATCCCAGCCAAATTGTCTTTTTCTGACATATTGTTCTCCTATGATGTTATGAGTGGGAGAGTGATGCTATGAATACTTATATTCAATGTGAGAAGTTTCATGTGTGAAATGTGCATCCCACTCTTAACAATTTGGTTATTTATTAACTATTGAATAACTCATCAAATGCATCCTCTACTTTTTCTGTTGCAGTTTCAGTAGTAGTTGCAGTTGTTGTAGTTTCTGTTGTGTTAGATGTTGTTGTAGCTGTTTCAGTATCATCACTTGGATTTAGAAAATTCTGAAGAGCTGATTTTAAATCGTCATAACTTGGCTCAGTATAAAGCTCTGTTAAGTTAGATTGTTGATTTAAAATTTTATCTAACATGTCTGAATTATCAGATGTTGGAGTTTGATTAGGTTTAACTCTGATAGTAGTTTTACCATACTGATTACCAGCTTCAGCAGGTGTAACTCTCTCAACCATGATATCTCTACCATTTGTTGGGTCAGTAATATCACCATAATCAGGATCAGCTATAATAGATAACAATTCTTGGTAAACTGTTTTACCAAATCCCCAAAACTTAACACCCTCTGATTCTTGTCCTCTGACAATTACAGGAGCGAATGTTCTCATTTTTGGTTCTAACCTTTTACCCTGAATCCACTCATCTTTGTCACCAGTAGATTTTAATTTGTTAGCAAACTCTTCTACAGGGTCTGGTCTACCAAATGAAGCTGGTGATAAATATGTTTTATTATTACCCAAGTTATAGTGAAAAAATAACTCAATGAATGGATTTGACTTATTGTGTAAATAAGGAACAATTCTAATTATTGATTTTCCAGGTTGAGGTTTCCAAAAGTTATCTTTTGTTGATGATGTCGCCTGTAAGGTATTTAGACGACTTTTGATTGCATTCATGTCCATGAATATTCTCCTATGTTTTATCGTTTATTGTTTATTATTTATGGTTATCTCTTATATAACCATATAACCTATTTCTATAATATATATAAGAAACGCGACATAAGTCAACGTTTTTTTTAACATGTGGGTGATTTTTTTTTCACCCACATGTAATTTATTATTATAGTGTTGGATAAGTGTTACCTAACAAAGTTTTTGTTTGATTAAACTTACCTTCCCAATTTGTACCTCTGAAACCTTTCCGATGGTCAAGTAATTTACCTTCTATTTGGTTTTCAAAACAATACAAATAAAAGCTCATAGCTGGATCCCAACTAGCCATTTTAGTTGTATTAACATATTCCACAGGAATCCACTTTTTACGGTCTGGAATACACATAGTGTATATCATAGCTGTTATACCATTCCACTTTTGATCAGATGTTTTCAAATCTTCAGCAGTCAATCTTGATAAACTTTCTAAGGTTTTTGTTAACACATTAATGTTATTGGAATATAATTTAGCAGCCATCAGACAAGCACAATAAAAATGTTGATGTTGAAGAGTACTTTCCGTAGTATTAAATATACCACACCTATCAAGTAATTCCAACTCTCTTTTGAAATATTGTACTTTTGTTAATACGGAATCTTTTGGATCTCCAGGATAAGCAGACTTTAAAGCTGATGCAAATCCACCTTTTTTACCTTTTGTAGAATTAAGTTTTACATCAAGAAAAGAAAGAGCACCTCTTATAATATCAGAACTAAGTTCAGTAGCTGCTGAACTATCTATACCATAATATTCATCTAACATTTGTTGTTCCGAATCTATTTCCATTATGATTGAAATCACACCATGATTTGGTGATGCAATTTCATTTGTTCTTTGTGATTCTAACCGTGTATTTCCATCCGATACATATAAACCGGCATTGACATCTATGTTTTCACTACCAACAGGAACTTTTAAATCACGAGTAACATTAAATAATGTATATTCATGTATACCCTTAGTTCCTTTAGTAAAGTGTTTTCTCATTTTTTTAACTCTACTAGCAAAATCCCTATTGATTGGAATATGAGGAATCTGTTTCAATTCTTCTACACTAGTGTTTGGATTTATTGATACTCCAGGTACAGATGTTTGGATTAAATCTCTAGAGTTCATTATTGTACTGTTATTATTCATAACTATTCTCCTTACTGCCTTATGCAGTGGTTATGGGTAAATATACCCTGTTTTGATTTTGAAAAATATAATTCTTAATAACTATATTTTTCTTATTAGTGACAATATACGGCTAAATAGCCATATGAGTCAACGTTTTTTTTATTTTTTTTATTTACATCCACACTTGTTGGAACAATCTTTTTCCCATTCTCCAATAGGACACTCAGCCACAGCATAATGAACCTTTACGTTCATAAAACAACCACAATGAGTACATCTACCATCTTTCTTGTTGGTATCTGGATTTACCTCATCGTAGAGAAGATGAGGGCATTGTTTACAAATTTCCCATCTTCGTTCAGCCTCTTCTTGAGTTGTTATTGTTTGTGAACCTCGTAACCAAGCTCCTAAAGTTTTCCAATGAGTTACGGCTAAATCTCTAACCATCTGAGAAGCTGGAGGAAGTTTTTTTTCTCCCTCCAACATCTTTTCCGTTTTCTCAATACACTTTATTTCTTCTTCAGTAGCTTCTCTATTTCTTGTTGGATTTGGCTTTAACATGTGCCCCTTTAACTGGAGGTTTAGGTGATATGTTTGAAATAGGTGATTTAACACCTAAGTGTGTCATGAGTCTATCTAACTTTTGTTCTATGATATTCATTCGTACGTTTAAGGATTGATTATCAGAACCACCCATTGGAGGCTGTGGTTGATTTTGTTTATCTCTATTCTGTTTAAATCTATCCACAATCTGTTTACTTGGGATTAAGTTAGGTAAATGGTCATTTTCTTTAGACCACTTATCATACTCTTTACCCCATTCATCCAATTGTGCATCAGTTGATGTAGGAACTGGTGGTTTTGGTGGGTCAGATTTTGGCCTTGGCATTTCCAATATCTCTTTAGATGTTTTAATGTTTGGTAATTTTTCATTTTTCTTATACCACTCATCATATTCTTTTATCCACTTTTTCTCTTCTTTTTTAGAAACTCCCAATAATGGTGGCTTTGGTGGAGGACCTGTTGGTCTAACAGGTTTTGGTATTTCTTCACCATTAGCCCATTTTAACATTGTTTCTTTATCTCTATATCCACAAAATCCATTACCTGTTTCTGCATCTATAAACCATGGTGTTCCACATTGAACATCATATTTCTTTTTTAATTCTTCATTGATTTTTCTATTAGTTTCATCAGCCAAATCTAATTTTAGTATTTCAAACTTTCCCTCTGCATTTATTTCATCTACAATAGGTTCAGCTTTTTTACACCATCCACATCCAACTGAATAAAAATAATATAAGGAAGGGTCTTTTGCAACCTGTGCGGTTTTCTTTTCATCTGACATAACCTGTTTTCTCCTAAGTTTGTATTGAGTATTTTAAATTCATATATAAATATATATTATTTTTTAAAAAGCTTCAATTTTTTTTATTTTGTATTTACTATCTTAAAAATTCTTGTGTTAATTTTTGACAATCCATCTGAGTTTGTTACCATTAACATATTCTTAAAGTTTTCCCACGGTATCATAAATTTATTATCCATAACACCATTATTTAAATTCTTTATACATTCATTTAATGCATTGATGGTATACAATGTATTAGAATGTTTTTTTCTATGTAGAGAAATTGTTCCCTCTACTTTATTATAATCAATTCCATCCTGTGTATCTACATTGTAGGTACATATTAATTCATTTACATTATCTTCATTTTGTAACACATAAATTTTATTAAACACTATATCATAAGCACTCTTTATTTTATCGATAGTGTCATCAAGATTTTTTTTAGTTGTAAATGTACATAGTAATTGTGATTTCATTATCCTAAGCTCTTTTCAAGTTTATCAATTTTTTTCTGAACATTTTGTTTTTGTTTATCAGATAAATTAGGATCTCTTAATTTTATTTTTTGTATTTGAAGTTGTTTCTCTATAGATTGTTTTCTTATACTCATTCTAGCTTCATCTAAAGTTTCATCCACTTCTTCTTGTTCTTCTATAGTAGGTACATTTTGACCACTTTTAGTAAAATGTTCTCTCATATATTCTCTCTCAGGACCAGGTGATAATCTATTACTTCTTGGTCTTCCATCACCACCACCGAATCCGTATCTGTTCATCCATTTATCGAATGGTGGATTGTTCCAATCTATATCATCAGAATTATCTGGTAGTTCTATACCTTGAGCCTTCCAAGCTTTTTTTAATTTTTCATAATAATCCGGATCTCCCTCTTTGTTTTTTCGAGGATTTCCTTCTAATTGTTCTTTAAATTCTTTTTTATTTGGATGTATATAATTCCAAGCTTTCATTATGGCATTTCTTTCATCATCATCAGCTTCACTTATTCTTTTTTCAGTTAGTGAAGTAAAATCACCAAGAAGATATTTATCTCTATAATGTTTATTTAAAGCTTTTGCTCTTTCATTTTTATAAATTTTTTCTAATTTTTTAACTTCTTCAGCCTCTTCAGACATAGCCAATCTTTTTCTGGTTGCATTTAATAATTTATCATCAATTAAAGAAGAT